TATTTGCCGTTTCTTTCATTTCCATGATTTTCAAAACTTCTTGCAACAATCTTTTATATACTGCATCGGTACCAGTAGCATTAGAAATAGCCGTCATCCTTGCCAATACAATAGAAAAGAAATGCAGCAACGGTAATTCTTGATGTTCAATCAAATATTGTTCAAAGAAATTATCAATGTCACTTGACATTTCCATAACTCTTTGTTCATCTTCTTCAGTCATCATTCTTCATCCTTTGAACCAAAAGGCCATGCTGCGTTCGGTGTAAACTTTACTGGTTCAGGTGTATCTTCACCACCTGTTGTAATCTTTTGACCTTCGGTACCATCATCATTAATTTTAGTGATTTCCATTTCACAACTAATAATGAATTCACAATCAGAGAAAATCCATTCATGCTCTTCTAGATCAAAATAAGAATTACCTTCTTCCAAGAATTCTTCTACCCATTCACGGGTTTCATCATCACAGTCATCATAGTGAATTTCTTCCCAGCAACCATCTTCGGTTGCAATCAATTCTGATTCATAACCACAATTCATAATATCAACACCTGCTTCCAATTCAGGTGGATTATCATCATCGGTGTAAACATAGAATTCACCCCAACGCCAACCAGTTTCAACGACAATTTCATTGTCATCTTTGGTCATGTGATTGTATTCAATGATAGATTTTTTCCAAACCGGTTTAACACTCCAAGTGGCCATGATTACATCCTTAATTTACGAGTTGCATACATCAAAACAAGAACGATGGAGTTATATAAAACAAACCACCAATTTCTTTCACCAATTTTCACCAACAAATCACAAAAGAGGAAACCAATAAAAAACCATGTAATTTCTACATTGTTTTCATTAGACCATTCCAGAAATTTATAAAAATATTTCATAATTACCTCAAAACGAGTGTTGTTAATAACCATGCGGCCATCACTCCGAATGTGAATAGTCGGCCTACCAATGCACCAATAAATGCACCAATTACAAATATCGCAACACTAGAGAGATGGAGTTCCATGATTTACCTTTTGTTTTTGATTCTTTCAATTACATCATTGGCTTCAGACACATCAAACTCATATGAGTCCATAAGTTCCAATTCTTTCATCATATAATCTTTTTTGGCTCGTTGAATCAAATCGAGCGCATATTCAATGTCATCATCAGAGGCTGCATCCAACCATTGGTCAAATGCAGCTTCATCAGATTCTAGAATGAAGTTCAGATTGCTAAAATCTTTATCGTTCATTGAACAGATTCCACTTCCTGTTTCACTTCAACAGCAGGTGATGTTGCAGTAACACCAACATAACGGCCATTTTTGTCAAACTCGGTGTGATTGACCAATTGATATCCAGTCACACGGCGACCATCTTTAATCACCTTGACAATACCACCATCTTTACGAATGTTATAGATGTTAGTAGGCAAGCGATACAAGACTGCTTCTTGGTCTGTGCCCTTGAATACAGAATGAATTTCCTCAACAGTCACGACCTTGCCGGACAAGAGAACCTGTGTAACCTTTTCATGGCGGTTAACCTTACCTTTACGAACGGTGTTCATAATGTTTCCTTTCAAATACAAATTACAAATTAAAACGGCACTTCATCGGTGGGATTCGGCGCAGGTTTGGCCGTTTCTTGTTTGGGTGCCTTGGCTTTTTCATCAACCTTGGTATACAGGTCAAGAAATGCGGTTTTAGTTTCATCATCGAAACGAGCAACACACAATTCAATGGCCTTCAAACGGTCTTTGAAAATCGTATACGCTTTGGCGATATGCACCAAGCGGCGAGTGGAGATTATTTCATCAGTTGCGCCTTGTTCAAATGACTGGCGAACAACATCAGCCCATTGGCAGAGATTCTCCACAAATTCTGCATCATCAATTAGAGGTGTCAAGATTTTCTTCTCGGTCTTGGCATCAGGATAATCTTGTTCAACGGTGATAGGGAATCGTTCCAAGAAAGCATCGTCAAGAATCTGTGACAAATAACGGCCTTCTTCTGAACCACGGCCCTTGGTGTTTGCAGTAGCAACGATATTGAAACCTGCAGCAGGATAGACCAACTCACCAGATTTTTTGTTAAAGTAGGGTTTGCCCTCAAGAATACCTTGCAAACACATCAGTTTGTTGGAACCACGGTCAACTTCGTCAATCAACAGAATGGCGCCACGCTTCATAGCGGTGATAACAGGACCATCACGATTGACCACATTACCATTGACAAGAGTAGGACCACCAATCAAATCAGATTCATCCGTTTCCACAGAAATGTTCACACGGATACATTCACGATTCAATTCAGCACACACTTGTTCAACCATCAATGTTTTGCCGTTACCAGACAAACCAGTAACAAACACAGGGTAAAACATTTTGGTCTTGATGATGTTGTTCAAGTCTTTGAAGAAACCAAAGGGAACATAATCAGGATAGCGGACAGGAATGGATACATCAGCAGTATCTTCCAGTTTAGGTTGTTTGAATGTAAGCACTTGTGCAGCCATGGCCACTTCAAGTTCAGGCTCAGGTTGTTTTTGTTCAACTTTGGTACCAATGTCTGGCAATTTATATTGGCCACGACCACTACGATATTCCGACTTGGTAACAAACCAGTAGGGATAAGACAAATCTTTTTCCTCACATACATGGTCAATACCATCACGGGTCAAAACAGAACCAACACCGAAAAGTTCCTCGGCAGCCTTCACAAAGGCAATTTGATTACGATTCAAAGACATTCAAAACTCCATAACGAAAATATGTTCATATTATATACCAACCGACCTTGGTTGGCAAGTATTACTTTGGTACTACTCGTCCATCCACTTGCCGGTTTGTTCAAAAGATTTTTCCTGCACGGTTTGTCCGTGTTTGTATAGGTGTCTAGGATTACCACATAATCCACACTCTGGATTACCACAATCCATTGCCTTATGTTTGGCAAATCGGTGGCTTTCATATTGGTGATCTGGTGCGCCGTGTGCTTTTGCAATTCGTTGTTGCCTCTTAATTGCGTTCATTTCTTTCAACAGGCGTTTGCTATGCTTTTCTTTTTGCTCTTGATCACTCATTACATTCTCCTTTTAATATTCCGACTCCTCTTCAAATTCATCGGCATCGGTTCCAATATGTATGCTTCCAATACGAATCACACCATCCCAATCTTGGTGGCCACGACCACCTGATGTGGTGAAATCATGGTTAAATTTATGGATTTTACCAAGACGTTCAATGTCATCATATTTTTTGGCTTTGATATCTTCAACCTTGATACAACCAATCAAACCTGCATCAACAGCATAATTGTTGTGATGTTGGTCTTGATACAATCCATCACCCCATGCGGTGCCATAGGTTGCAAATCGGCGTCCATCTTTCATTGTGAATTCACCATCAAGACATTTCATGCCATCAATTGTGATAGAACAGAATTCATTCCATTCTTCATCAGTCATTACGTAACAAAGGTCGCCAATCCAGTATGTTCCTGCGGGCATTGTCATTTAAATCTCCTAAATAATAATATGATACACTCAATTTACAAATTTGTCAACCAAATAAACGGCAAAGTTTATATTGGTTACACTATACATCCTGAAAGAAGGATGTATGAACACGAAAATAAATCAAAATTTTCCAATTTGGCCTTTCATCAAGCTATCAAAAAATATGGAATAAACAATTTCACTTTTGAAATAATATACCAGAGTCTTGATGGCAAACATTGTCAAAATATAATGGAAGAATACTTTATCAGAGAATATCATTCACATGTTGATGAGGGGTTCGGATACAATATGACATATGGCGGCGAAGGACAAAAAAATCCAACAATAGAAACCAGATGGAAAATTGGATCAGCAAACCGTGGTAAAAAAAGAAAACCCCAAAGTGAAGAAACAAAATTGAAAATCGGTTTGGCTAATTCAAAAAAGAAAAGAACAAAAGAAGAAAAAGAACATCTCCGTCAAATCAATATTGGCAAAAAACACTCCAAAGAATCAATTGAAAAAAGAAGTAAAACATATATTGTTACTGATCCTTCGGGCTCATTATCTGAAATTAAAAACTTAAATCAATTTTGCAAAGAAAATAATTTAAATCAAGGTGCCATGTCGGCTATGGCAAGAGGTAAAGGAATTACACACAAAGGATGGTCTGTTAAATTCAAATGATTTTTAGGCATCATGATTTTACTCCTTTAATAATCCACCAAACATACATGAAACAAACCTTCACATGAAATATGAATTGTTTGAAACACCATTTACGAAACTTCCACGGATCCATTATGAAC